GTTTTAAATAGTTTATTTTGTCCTCTCTGAAAATGAGCACCCATTCTTGACCTAAGCATACGAGATGCTGGATTATCGCCTGGCACTCTTCTAACAATAGAACCCGCTCCTCTACCAGTTGTCCTTCTTAAAAACCTTTGTCCGAAACCACCCGCAACATCTTGTCCCATAGCTCTAGCGTAGGTTTTCTGTAATGCATTAAAGTCACCAAGTGCTCGTGCTATCTGTAATGAATTGTTTCTAATTTTAGGCATAAACTTGCCTGGCACCATAGAAGTAACGTCACCAGCTGCAACAGAAAATGTATACAAAGAACTTCGGACTTTTGATATTTCATTTATGTTTCTAGGTACATTCATGTAACGAGGTATAGAACCATTTAAGTTTCTGAGAGTTCGCATAGGTATGCGTCTTTCATTTACTGCTTTTACGATTACACCTTTAATGATTGATTTAGCCATTAGAAACCAGACTGCATTCTTATTTCTTTATAAAAAGTATTTCCAAATCTATCTTTTGTATCATTTACAGATTCTATTTCATAATAATCAGAACCAACTTTGATTCGGTCTTTAACTGTGACATCAACATTACCTTGTACTATTACTGCAAATTCCGTGTTATCTGAAACTCTAGATGTGCCTCTTGCTTCTGATACAGAATTATTTCTAACAATTCTAGCTTGTGTTGTTGATACGTCAGCAAACGTTGCAGTTGATAATCCTCTGTCATCAACAGAAGAACCAGAGAGTCTCTGGATAGTAACGCTTTCGTTTAATAATGATGTTGTAATGTTTGGCACATTATCATTTTAGCACGCCATAAAATGCCAAAACCGACCATAGGGTCGGCTGTGACATAGACATGATGAACTTCTATTATATCATATTTTTTCGTAATACCAGATGGTTGCTTGACGTGCTAAGTCTCTAGCCCCTTCCGCATTATTGTTTTTTCTAAACTTAATATAGAAGTCTTGAAATACAGAACATTGTGGTTGTAGCCCACTATTAGCACTAGACATTTTTCTGAATTCTGATTTAGGTAACTCACCTACTTCGGGAACTGCAGAACATTTTTTAAAGTCTGGTATTAGTTTTGCTTTCTGCTTTCTTATCTCATAATGCTTGCTTACGTTTTCTTTAACGCAACTAATACAACTTCTTGCATAACCATCTTTTGTTTTATCTGAAGGGGATTTATAGAAATTTTCTATGTTTATTATTTCTTTACAGAGTAAACATTTCTTAGCAGTTGGATTTTCTACTTTGTCTTTGTAAATCTCTACGCCTTCATCATAATAAGACTTCTTCATTTGTGGATTTTTCTCTAGTAAGTCTTTAGCTAACTTTGCAGATAACGGAAACTCCAACATGAAATCACTGTTCCACACAAACTTACCATCTTTTGCTTTTTCAATAAACATATTAAAGTTTTGTTTAAACCAATCTTCTTTTGCTTCAGTTACAGAAGGTAGCTGAAATAAAATTCTCATCTGTCTAACTCGTTCTCTTGATATGTTATATTTATTTCCTAATGAAACATTGTCTTCCCATGGCTTAACCATAATATCTTCCATTAAGTCTGTTTTGTTAAATGTATATTCTCTCATATACTCCTCTCATCATTTATATATTAAGGTAAAAAGAAGGGCTTGTCAAGCAAGCCCCTCTGATTATTAGATTTGTAAATTAAGCGTCGCAATATCTACAGCTCTGCTTACGACGTTTTAGTGGACACAACCCACCGTCTTTTAGAAACATTCTGAGAATCTCTTCTTGAGATACCCATTGCTGTTTCTTTTTCTTAAGCGGATAGTAGTAACCACCATTCTCTCTGCGTGCAGAGAAATTAGAGCATCTTTCGAACCAAGTGTCTGGTCCTTTATGCCTTTCTTTAGTGGACTCAAGCAAAACATAAGTCTTCTCATACTTACGCTTGTTGAACTTGGTGCCATCAGCATTCAAGACCTCAGTTACGCTTTTGTGAATCTTTTTGTCCAACACTGTGAACTCAGCATTACAAACATCGTAGCTTGCCTTCCTGCCACTGTAAGGACGATACACATAGTGAGGCACTTCAAAGGTGTCACCAATCTGTAGCTCTTTTATTTCTGGCACATCTTGTGACCAAAGCTCAAAAGATTTAACATCAAAGATGCTTCTCTTTAAGCCAGCAACAGATAAGTCTTTTACATCAGACTCTTCTACTGTTTTAAGAACTTGCAAGGTTTGCTTTGCAAGTCTGTCAACTATTGCGGATTGTGGGCCATCGTCGGATGACCAAGTATATTTTTTATTCATATTATTCTTCCTCCTCTGAAAGATATGTACCTTGACGATACACAAAGCGGAATTCACTCTTTTCTTGTGAAGACCTTTTATTGTTATGCAGTCTCGTTTGTTTGTTTAACCATTCTTGAATGGTAACTATATCTTGCTGAGACTCACGCTCGATATAGGCAACTCCTTTATCATAGAGTTGGCTTGAAACTGGTCTAAATGGATGTAATTTTTCTAGTTCTGTTGAGTTTTTTGTCACATAATACTCAACTTCAATTTGGTTATTTTCAGTCATTTCCTTGTATCTCCTTATTTAATGTATAATTCCATTATACGGAAATGATAAAGTTTGTCAAATTATGTGACAAATTATCTTTATTTGTTATGTCATGTAACAAAATATGGTATAATAAAAGCATGGTAGACATGAGACATGATGTTGCACCAGTTTTTCAAGACGAAAGTTTTGAAAAAGATGGTTTAGTGTATTCCGTAGAATGGAATGATTATATGCTGAGCCATGAAGCTAATATCTTCGAAAAAGTTACTAATGCTAGAGGCAAAGTTGATTACAAGCAACTAGCTTACGGTGTCGGTAACTCTAAAGATAATGCTTTAGCTGATGCGACTAAAAAATTAGATACTTGACTTAATGCTTCTAGTACCATAACATAGAAGCATGATTACAAGTTGTTTAATATTCTTAGCTAGTTTTAGCAATGGGGATGGTATACCCTCAATTAATAATATGAACCAAATTAGAACATGTATTGATAAGGTTCCATATTCTATGGTGGTTCATTTACCACATTATGTTGAACACTTTGATAAAGAAAATTTATACACAGCCGTAAGAATTGGTTGGTGTGAGAGTCGCGGTAAGGGAAATGCCTACCGTAGTGAAGATGATGATTCTGGTGTTATGCAGTTTATTCCATCAACATGGAATTGGATAGCAGAGAAAAATGATTTACCTGCGTGGGACGAGTGGGTTATCCTTCATCACGGGCAACCGTATGAAGGGCCACTCCTTGGTGTAGACGAAAGATTCTTGCAAGCTAAACAAGTTCAATATGTTCCATACTATAATATTAAAATGGCATCGCATCTTGCAGAAGATACTTATAGTAAAGTTACTTTTAGAGATTGGAATTCAAGTAAGTGGTGTTGGGGAAATCCTAAGTATTACGAAAAGAGGTGGAGAGATGAAGGATTCTAGAAAAAGTAAGAAATTATTATACAAATCTCTTAGTAAAGAAATGTATAAATCTTTGAAAGACAGAGAAAATGGAAAGAGATAACTATCGGCCCCTTCCTTATGAAGTGACCGTTAAAAACTCTCCTATTGAGGGCTTAGGCCTATTCTCGACTCAAATAATTTCTAAAGGGACAAACTTGGGTGTGTCTCATGTAGAAAACACTGATTTTGAAGATAAGAGAATAAGAACTCCTTTAGGTGGTTTTATAAACCACAGTAACGAACCTAATAGTGAATTAATACAAATCGGCCAATATTATTATTTACTAATAAATAAAGACGTCATGCCAGACGAAGAAATCCTGCTAAAATATACTTTATATGATGTTTAATTGTTTAGATTGCGGAAGACCAGTGCCAGAAGGTAAAGTAGTCTGTGCTGTCTGCGAAAACTTATCTAAAACCTAACTTTTCTGTTAGCTGCTTTTCTAGCTCGGTCTTTCATTGATTGGCTAGCACCATTAGGATTGCTATTCCAGTCAATGCCAACAGTTCCATAGAGATTAACCCTACCGCTAATTTGTCTAATACATAATTTTTTACATTTTTCACATTTCACCTTTGGTTCGTCGTGTATAGAGTGTTGTACCTCAAAGACATGTTCACATTTAGAACACTTGTAATCATACCTTGCCATTTTACTTAATAGGGTATTTTTTACAAACGGCTAGATAATCATTAACAATGTCATCCATATCTTGTATAAGGTTTATTTTATTCATCCTAAGAGCATTCATTTGCCCTATAACAGCTTCTAGAAAATCTTCTATTTCAATTTCTTGAAAATATTGTTTTCTTTTAGCTTTATTTACTTCAATATCCATAATCTTAGTTTAGTCTAAAATACTGGCGGATGTGAAATATTGCTTTTTATATTTAGATAAAATCTGTTTGTCAGCTGGATTTAGCACTTCTTGATTCATTTGGTCTAATACTGATTCGTATTCAGCTTTATAGTCTCCTAAGCTTTCAGACTTAACCATTTGAAATTTAGAATCTGTGGAGTTATCTGCAATGTTAGTTGATACTTCACCTGTTGACTGTTGTGTTGCTAGGGAGGCTGATGATATAAATAACCTTCCAGCGATTCTTGCAGAGATATATTTTAAATCTTCGGGGATATCTTCTGCTGTTGCTTCTGAATCAGAATATCCTGCAACGTAAGTTATTACTATGTTTTGGAGCCTTTGTGTACTCCATTGTTGAAGACCAGTTCTTTTTATAAGCCCTAATTGCTTATAAACAACATAATCTTCACTATTACCCTCTGTTAGAGTCACGCCATCTTCGACTATAGAAGTTACAGATACTATTGGGATTCTTTTTAAATATATAGAATCATCGGCATTACCGTCTATGGTCTCGCTAATCGATGCTTCATAATTTAAAGAATAACCAACATAATTTTCTATAGCAGCATCTGCTGCTGGTATAAAGATGTTTGTTACGTTTGTCTCATCATTTGAAGACAAGTCGACGCCAAGAACTTTTTCTACATCAGAAACTGAGCTTAGAGCCATTTAGGACCTACTTGTCTTCTACGTCTTCTGGTTTTACAGCTTTGGTCTCTGGAGCTTTTTTAGCTGCAGCTTTTTTCTTAGGAGCTGCTTCTTTTTTCTTAGCACCCCAGCCTTGGCCTTCAAGATATTCTTTTTTATACTCCATGCCAGCTTTAGCAATTTTAGAAGCATTAGACTTTGGAAGCTCATTAGCTGAACCTTCAAAGATTGAACCATCTTGTAATTTCCAGATGTCTTTTTCTACTTTAATAAATTCCATTTAAATTCCTTTTTGATTGTGTAATGGGGGACTTTCATCCCCCACTACGAAACTAACTTCTAACTTAGAAGTTTGTGATTTTGGTAAACGCAGCTTGTTTGTAAACTGGGAAACCAGCTCTCATTGTCGCTCTGATTGCTACTTTTCCTTTAGAAAAGAAGTCAGAATGACTGTCAGAAACAGCGATATCAATACCTTGTTTCATAACGATGTGAGCAGCTTCTCCGCCACCAAATCTACCGACTAGAACGGTTCCTTCAGCGATTGCAGTTGTCGGAACAACTTTTAATCCCCAAAGTGTTGCTTGTGCAGCACCGTTGAATCCACCAGCAGCCACGAACAATGGGTTCTTTGAACCACTTGTTGTAATGTCTGTAACTGATGTTACAACTTGTAACCAGTCGTTAGGATGCATAACAATTGCATCTGGTTCTACGAAAGCATTAGTTCTGATATCAGTTATTGCTTCATAGATTGCGCCCATTCTGTTTAAGTCTCCAGCGTATGAAGAATAATCAACAGCATTAACGCCTGTTTTACCAGCATCTAAGATACCTTCTAAGTTTGGAGCAGTACCATCACCAGATAGTAACTGTCCATCTAATCTCAATCTCATCATTGTTGATAGTCTTGAGTTTACGTATCCTTGGATACCACTAACGTCAGCAAGAAGTTCTTCTGTCACTGGCAAGAAAACAGCAATCTTTCTGATTGCAGCAGTTTGCTCTGTGAAATCAAGAGCAGCTTCAGCAGCAGCTCCTTCTTCTGCAGCTTCAGCAGCAGCGTTAGTGAATACTGATTCCTCTAGGTACTGAAATGCGTTTTGGTTTGTTTCGATTTGGTCGAAAAGTCCAATAACAGCATTTGGGTCCCTTAAGGAAGTTTCTAACACACCAGGTTGTCTTAAGACCTCTGGTGGATAGTTGTTGGTTGTACCTGCACCAAGTAGTGTTTTATAGCTCATTGGGTTGAAAGCGACTGTTGAGTCGATTCCGCCTACACCTTTTTCAATGTAGTTTTTATATGCATCTGATTTAACAAATGTCTCACCAATTGTGCTAACACCTTCTTGTGGTGCATCGTAGCCACCGCTAACTGGCTCTGAATCTTCATTCATAGCTTTTTCGTTAGAAGATTTTGCGGAAAGAAGATTTACTTCTTCTACAAGTCCTGCAAGTTCATCATTACGAGTTTGGATTTCTCCTTTTTGCTCGGATGTGTACTTGCCGCCTTCTTTAGCTTCGAAAAGCTCTTTTAATTCAGCTCTTTTAGCAGCGACTTTTTCTCTGAGTTCTTTAATATCGTTCACGAGAATAGTCTCCTTAATTTTTGCTTATACTATTCGTCGATTTCCGCTATTGAAGCTTCAGCAAGTGTTTGCTGAATCTCTTCAAATAAATCAGAATCAATATCTTCTACCGCTTCTACGGATTCTTCTACAACTTCAGCCTCAGCTTCAGCTATTTCAGATTCTTCGGAATTCTCATTTTCTGCTATTTCCTCTTCAGTTTCAGCTTCGACAACAACCTCTTCAGCAGTAGCTTCTTCTACTTGTTCCTCAGTAGATGATTCTTCAACTTCTGAAACAATCTCTTCAGTTTCAGTAGCTTCAGCTTCTGGTGCTGGGTTTTCTGTCTTTTCTTCGTCTGAATCGGCTGGAACTTCGGCGACGTCCTCTATGAGTTGGTCGATTTCAGCCCAAGCGTCGTTCAAGTCTTCACTTACGGCCCGTAGTGCGGAAGTTGCATTATCTGACAACTTTCTGCCCTCTCCCTTTCGCAACTCGCTAATGCTAGTTGCTCTTACAATGAGGCTCTCTAATGCAGCAAGCACATCCTTCACCTCGTCTGAAAATCTAACACCTGTCATGCCAGTGTCAGCATCAGAAATCTCATCAATTGATTTGATATCAACTGAAGTCAAACTTTTTTCTTTTTCTTTGGCACATTTGCCATCTTCTTCATAAGAACATTTTCCGTATTTAACTTCGTCCTGTTCTTCTAAAGATTTTTGCATTGAAGCTAGGTATGATTCATGACTTGAGCATGGCATGAAATATTTTTTTCCATCCATATCCATTGAGTGAGCTCCGTCACATCCTAATTCTTGTGCTCTTTTTTTAGCTTCTTCTTCTGTTTCGAAAACATCTTTTGGAAGAGCTTTAGAAACATCTTCATAGACTGCTTCTTCGCCAGATTTTATAGCAAGAGTATAAGTTTCACGATTAGCGCCAACTAGTACTGGGGATACTTCGTACACAGTTGCACTCTTGATAAAACGAGCGTCAATTTCTTCTTCCATTTCTGCTGATTGAAAACCTTTTACTTCTGATTCATCAATCCTAAAACCGAATGACCATTCTTGTAAATCTCCCATTCCTTTAGCCAGTGCATAGGCCTCCTTACCAGCCTCGGTATCCATAAAAAAGCTACCTTTAAATACTGCTTTGTTTTCATCTTGTGAGATGACTCCTTTTCCAATTGGCTGGTCCCACTTGTGAGCGAAGACCATCGGCACTTGATTGTCCTTGAAACCAGACTTTATTGAGCCTGGCACCATAACATCTCCGTCTGTATCCATATTATTAAATACGGAAAAGACTGCTTCGACTGAACCTTTTTCGTCGTCGATAGCTTTAAATTCAAAATTCTTTGATTCTTTATTCAATTTAATCCCCTAAATTTTTTTCTCTAAACTATATTTTAACACTTATTTTTTGCCTGTTTTTTCTGCAACGATAAACTCAGCTTTTTTCTTACGAGCATCAACTTTTTTCTTCTGTTCGTTAATAAGTTTCTTCATTTGAGAGACGCCACCGTTTGTGACTCCGCCCCATTTCAAGACAGCAATAGCGCCATTAAGACGATTATTATTTTGATGTCTGTTCATGAAACGTTCTCTTCTTTTGACCCAAGACAATACAGAGCCACTTCTGTCTCCAGATTTGTACTTAGTCCAATTCCTAAAAGCGTCATTACCCGTAAATGAAGTAGGTGGATTTCCTCCGTTACCAGCTCTTCTCCATATCGTTGGATAATTTTCTTTTAAGTCTTTTGCATATTTATAGTCTGGGAATTGTTTAAATTTTGAGTTAGTCAAACTAACTTTTTGATTATCACCAGAGGATGGAAAGTTGGTAACATCATCTTTAGCTTTAGACTCTTTTCGCCAGTCTTTTATTTTTTTTAGTTTTGAAATAGGTTGCTTAACGCTTCTATCTGTTTTTTTATGTGAACCATCTTCCATAATGGCCCAAACCATCATAGTTGCTTCTTTCTTTTCACTATTGACAGAAGTAACTACGCCATGCACTGTTGAAGGTGGGTCTGGGTCTTTATTGATTGACCAGCTAACAGTGTCACCAGTTTTTACTGATGCAGCTTTAGCTGATTTTTTTGAACTTAATGGATGACCACTTGGAAGTAAGTCTTGGTCAAAAGCTGTTCTTGGAAATCTACCTTTTAATCCTTTAAGAAAGGCGTTGACTCTAGCTATTCCCCACTGGGTTGCACCTGTGACATTACCTCGCACTGAAGCTGGGTTAGTTCTATAGGCACCGACACCTCGTCTGAAGACAGCTGCCAACATTCCATAACTTGCTCTATATTTTGGATTTTTTGCATTATGGTCTTTTACCTTTTTTTGTAACGTTTTTTTAACTTTAGCAGATATTGAAGCCGCTTTGAAGTCTTTCTTCATACTTTCTAAGTGCGCTTCTGCTTCTGCCTCTGTTTCAAAACATTTTATTGGTTTATTATCATTGTGATTCAATACACACCAAGCACCATTTGGCATCTCAGCAACATATTTTTCATCATGCTTAGCTTCGTCTGTCATAACGATAAGTGGTTGTCTTTCAGATTCGACACCATAATCTACTGAAGATAAAGTATCTTTTGTTGAAATACTTTTATCAGAATCTTGTTGTTCTTGTATCTGGTAAGGTTGGTCACCTTGAGCTATTGGTACTGCAACCATGTTTAATGGTCTTAAGTAAACATCATGTGTTTCGTCACTTTCTAATTGTGCAGCTTTTCGTGCTTCTGCGATTGTTACCCAACCTCCAGCAACACCCATGTTGACTCTTTTGAAAGTATCGTTTTTATCTGAAGCTAATGCTCTTACTTCGTTTAAGTCGTAAGCACAATAGTTAGAGACATCGTTAGTGAAATCTTCAAGTAGTAATTGATGTGTTAGCTCATTAGCAACTGTTTTCCATAAAGGAATAAGTTTTTGTTCGGTAAAGAACTCTCTTAATTCTTTTGTATTGTTATAAGTTGCTGCATCTAGACCTGCTCCTAGTCCTGCAAGAATAGCTGGGACACCTAGAACAGCAGATACTCGCTCTTCTGGAAGTCTTCTTAATTCTTTAAGGTCCATTTGGTCTGGTGAGAAAGAAACTGTTTTAACATCCATAGCTCCTGTAAGAACCATTGGTGCTCCTCTATTGGCTCCACCAAATTTAGATTTATACATTTTAGCTATGCCTTCAGCTTCTTCTCTTGATGGTCCACCAGCTGTGTCATCTTTTGGACTTAAGATAACGCCAGGTACGGCCATATTGTGTAGTAAAGCAGTAGCGTATTGTCCTGCTGCTTCATCGCCAAGTAATTCACGAAGAACTGATTTGAGT